GGGATTAACATCTACAGATCTATTGATCCTAATGGACTTTGTTAAAGTAAATAAATCAAAAGAGATTATATGTGATAGTGCCAGACCTGAAATCATTGAGGACTTAAAAAGAAAAGGTTATAATGCTAAGGGAGCAATCAAAGATGTAAAAGATGGAATTGATTCAGTTAAATCCACGGAACTATTTATACATAAAGAAAGCATTAATATAATTAAAGAGATTGGTGCTTACAAATGGAAAACAAATGGTGATATAGTCCTTGATGAACCTGTTAAACTTTATGATGATGCTATGGATGCGATGAGATATGCTATACATTGGTGGAAAGTAAAGCACAAGAAAAGAACATTTAAACCAGAATACGCAACAATTTACATACCAAAACCATTTGATCCCAATGAGGAGTGGTGAAAATAATATATAGACTATGGATATACAATTAAATAACAGAACAGTATCAATCCCAGATAGTTGGGATGAAATTAAACTTGATAAATATTTAAAGTTTGATGCTAAAATAGCAGAAGTAAAAGGTGATAACCCTTACCAAGCAAGACTAATTACATTTGAACTTATACAGATCATTGCAGATCTAACTGAAGAAGAGTTAGATGAATTAACACCAGAAGAAACTAATCTATTGGCTACTCCTATTAAAGTATTATCAGATAAAAGAGCAAATCCACTTTCAAATGAAGTTAAAAAAACATTTGAGATCAATGGGAATGTTTATATGGCTATTGATCCTAAATCAATGACTAATGCAGAGGTAATAACTGCAGATATGCTACAAGAACAATATGGGAATAGTGTAATGGAACTAATACCAAGATTATTAGCAATCTTAATTAGACCACAAGAGAGAGAATACAATGAAGAAAAGAAAGAATGGGAAGAGTTTCCAAGAAAGTTCAATAAAAAGGACTATGAAGATTTAGAATGGAGAGCTAATCTGTTCTTGAATGAAGCAAATGCCTTGGATGTTTTACCAATTGTTAATTTTTTTTTGAACATAAGCAATGGATAGCAGCAGAATACCATTCATTGTTCCAAAGACCAACTGAAAATAATGCTTTGACACATGCAATGAATGATGATGGATCACATGTATATAGATGGGTTGCTTATATAGATCGTTTAGCTTCTGGTGATATAACCAAACATGATATTATATATGAAAGAAACTATATTGAGTGCTTAAACTTATTGAGCTATTGGTTTGTTAGAGATAAACAAATAGAACAAATGAATAAAATAAATAATAATTAAAATGAGAGTAATTACATTAAACACATTTGAAGAAATGTTCGGCAGAATTGCGAATGGACATGGTATGCTAAATGATTATGGCTTTGGTCCATCTTATAATATTGGACAAGATGCTCCAATGAAATATCCTTTCCTTTGGGTTGAACCAGTTTCAACTACACTTTTAAATGGTGGAACAGGCACAGGCACATCATACCTAACTCAAACCTATCAATTTCACTTTATTGTGTTTGATAAGATCAATAAAGGTGATGGGAACTATAACCAAACATCAAGTGATACTGATTACATACTTAAAACTATAATAGCAGAACTTGATCAAGATCCTTATTGGATTAATTATTCTTTATCATTAGATGGTGATATTTCCTTTGAACCAGTGTTTGAACAATTAACTGATAATGCCAATGGATGGCAGGCACTCTTGACGTTTAGATCACCAATGTGGAGCACACCATGTAATTCACCTATTACAATTTAGGTGAAACAAAAATAGAAAATGATATTTAAATAATATGTTTAGTTTTAAGAAATTTAGTAATGAGAACAGTGGTGAAAATCTATCAGTTTGTGTAGTTGATAATGTAGGATCTACATTTTTACCTGTTGTTAAAAGATTAAGTAAGTTCTTTAAGAAGGCTTACTTCTATAGTGTAAATCAATCACCTTATCCAAGACAAGCAGTTGATATGGCTGGTTCTGGTTTTGATGATTTTGAATTGATCCATGACTTTTGGTCTATGGTTGATCAGTTTGATGTGATTGTATTCCCTGATATTTACTTCTCTGATTGGGGAGATAGATTGAGAAAGATGGGTAAGTTAGTATTTGGTGGCACTCAAGCAGAAGTTTTAGAAACAGATAGACATTTATTTAAGGATGAATTAACATCAGTTGGCTTACCAGTTGCTCCAACACAATATGTAATTGGTATTCAAGCACTTGCAGAGGCACTACAAAAAACAGAAGATAAATGGATTAAGATTTCCTATTACCGTGGTGAATTAGAAACCTTTCATCACATTGATTGGGCTTCTTCTAAACAATGGGTAAATGAAATACAACATCATATGGGACCATTGGGTGAAACATTAGAGTTTCAAATTGAAGATTCTATTACAGCTGTTGCTGAACTTGGAAGTGATGGTTGGGCTATTAATGGAAAATCACCTAATTACTTAACATGGGGGTGCGAAATAAAAGATTGTGGGTATATTGGTAAAAGAACAGCATATACAGACCTACCATCACCTTTAAAAAGTGTCAATGATACATTTACATCAGTGCTACAAAAATATAATCACACAGGTTTCTATTCAAATGAGATTAGAGTTGCGGAAGACGGGAAGAATTACTATACGGATCCGTGTATGAGAGCTGGCTCACCCCCATCAAATGTATATTTAGAGATGATAAACAACTGGGATGAGATTATTATAGGAGCAGCTAAAGGACAGATTATAGATCCTGTCTTCATCGCAACTTATGGTGTTGAGATCATTTTAAAATCACCTTATTGTAATACTGGTTATTTATCATTAACATATCCAGATCAATATAAAGATAATATTAAGATAAAAGGTTCATTTATACAAGATGGACAGGAATATGTTATACCTTTTACTCAAGCGGGATATGAATTAGAGTGTTTTGGTTCTGTAATAGTGGTGGGTGATGATTTACAACAAACAATAGAACAAGCATTAGAAATTGCTGGATCTGTTGAGGGTTATAGAGTTGATTATAATGCTGCAGCACTACCAAAGGCTATTGAGACTATAGCAGATTTAGAAAAATTATTAAATATTACATTTTAATTATGAAAGATATTGATTGGAAAGAACTTGATAAAGCAGCACAAGAACTTGGCAAAGCCTATGTGGATCAGATTAGAAAACAATTATTGAGAAAACGTAAAACTGGTTGGAATACTATGGCCACTGGTAATCTATCAAGATCTTTAAAATATTCTTTGATCCGAACACCATTTAGAACTGATATACAAATAAAATCATTACCATATTTGAGATATTTGGATGTTGGTAGAAAGCCAGGCACTCCACCAAAGGTAGGTGTGATAATGAAATGGATGGATGTTCGTAAAATTGCGACTGGTATAGATCCAAAAGAAAGAAAAGGAATAGCATTTGCTATAGTAAATTCAATTGCTAAAAAGGGATTTAAAGGTCAACCATTTAATATTGTTAAAAATGCTATTCGGAATGTTGAAAGGCAAAAAGTGACAAAGACTTTACAAGCAGCATCAGCCAAAGATGCCCAAAGACAATTACAATTGTTATTTAGTGGACTAAAAGAAAGAACAAAAAAATTAAAATAAGATATGGGATTAACACCAACAATCATTCCAAACACTTGGAACCCAGTTAATGCAGAGATTTGGTTCAGTGCTACTGCATCTAATTCAGATCTGTTAGGATTTAAATATATCTATACATTAAATAAGATAGATAAGATAACAGGTGCTACTACATCATTAGGTATTTATAAATTACCACCAAGACCTGATACATCAGAAGGTTTATTCACACCTCATAAGTTATTGAGATCTGAATTATCGTATGACTTAGCACCATTCATTACTACTGTTAATCCTGCTACTAATTCAGTTATAAAATATAACTTAACATATGGTTATGAAGAGGACACATCAATTAGATATACCAATCTACAGATGGCTACTGCACCTTTAGCAGGGCATTTACTATTAGATATACCTCAAGTTGGACTTGGTTTCCAGAATAATGACATCATTACTATGGCTCCTGATGCTCCAACATTTTTTGATACATCAAATAACATACAAACATATACTGGAACTCATTCAGTTATTGATATTGTAGAGGCATTTGGTGCTACTTTCTTGGCACTTGATACTTTATTTATTACAGCATCAGTGACACCTACTTATACACCGGGAACTATTACTAAATTACAAAGATTAAATGCTGCACAATCAGCAAACTATTATGGGTTTAATGGAACAAGACAATATGAACAAATTGGTGTTAATTTTGGGAGTAATTATTTAACAACAACAAGTAATAATGGTGCAGCACTAACAAATTATACAGAGTTCAAATCAGTTTATGTTAATAACTATGAAACAATTCATTTCTTATTGGATGCTCCATCATTTTCATCACCATCAACACATGTTTGGAAAATTAATTATAATTTTTATGACAGCACTGGTGCTTTATATGCTACTAATACTTTAAATATTGCTACTGATGTTAATATGAAAATGTATATGGCTCCAGCTGGACCACAAAACTTAATTGATGCTGGTATAAGATCTGATTTTGATAATATAGATCATTATTCAGTTGCTTTACAATACACTGATGCTTTTGTTCCTTATAATAAATGGGTTAAAAAATTTAAATTAGTTGATAATTGCTCACCTTATCCTGATAATTTTAGATTAGCATTTCAAAATAGAAATGGTGGGTTTGAATATTGGAACTTTAACTATAGATCTACAAATACTTTAACTACATCTTCAACTGAATGGAGAAAGAACTTACCTTATAACTATACAATTGGAGATAGACAAGATTCTGTTCTTGCTAATAAAGCAGTTGAGACTTGGACAATTAGTTCTGATTGGATCACAGCCTATGATAGTAGTTTCTTAAAAGAAGCAGTTAGCACATTAGAAGCATTTATAGTTGATGAGACTAATAAAGTATTTTATCCTATCATATTAAATGCTGATACTTATGTAGTTAAAACTTCTATTGACAATAAATTATTTGCTGTTTCATTAAACTTCAAATATGCTTATGATCTTAATTTACAACAAAACTAAAAAATTATATGGAAACAAGAATAGAAATAATTTTAGATGTCCAAGGAAAGAAATATTATTTGGATACGAATGGAACAGATACTATCCCTCTTACATACAACATAGCAAAGATCCAAGATATATCTGTGA